CTGAACTTTCTATTGTAGATAGATTATCTACAGGTAAGAAAGATAAATGGCCAAATGGTTTAGGGGAATTAAGACCCTTATTCCATCAGGTACGCGATAACGGGCCCTTTCGAAAGATTGGGGACCAAGTTATACGCACGCTATTCAGCATGCAACGCGTGGTAGAAGATTTTAACGAGATTGATATTAAAAACATCGAATATTCGGCTAAAATAGACCCTGAATTTCTTAAATCTTATGAAGAATTCGTCATAAAGAAATATGAGGAATTTGGCATTGTTAATGGAATTGGAACGGATGAGAAAGGTAATTCTACATATAAAATTACCCCACCGCTTAGCATGACCGCTTATGGACCAAATAAGGCACCAAAAACCGAGTCAGCTGCCTACGAAGCATATTTACTACTTAATAGTAAAGAGCTACACCCTCCATTCAAGAGGATGTGTTTATACACAAATAACACAGAATTCTATGAATTTATGAAAGAGGTAGGTTCGAACTTTGAGACACTCTATTACCCAAAAGGTGGTAAAAAGAGCAAATCTGTCGACATCCCCGATTTCTACAAATCGAGTGTTGAACACACAAACACAGCTTGTCTTAGAAAGCTAACAAGTGTTGCGGATGTAGGAAATAAAGCCAGAGTCGTGGCTATACCAGATTACTGGACACAGTGTCTATTGACACCGATGGAACAGAGAATCTTAGAAACTATTAAAGAGTTCTACCCTGACTGTTCAAATATCTTTGACCACTCAGGAGGTTTTGAAAAGCTAAGGCGATTCATAAAAAAAGGAACTGTTTCTATGGATGCCCAATCTTGGACTGACACTTTCAGTGTCAAGTTCCAGAGACCACATTTAAAATGTTTGTACAATGCTGAATTCAGCAGTGATTGGTCTGCTCTCGTAGCTAGGTGCAAGTGGTCTATAAAAGGAACCGAAAAGTTCATCTTTTATAGGACCGGTCAGGGAATGGGAACACGTGGTTCCTTTGCCCTGGCTTCTTTAGGCTATCTTAGCCTATTGGAGTTTGTAGTTGTGAGGAATTACCCTCACCTCATCAAGAGAAATGCGAACGGTAGAATATCCAATTTAATGGAAATATTCAACCAGGTTGGTGATGACCTTTGGGGTCAAGATCCGGATGGTCTCGTTTACGCAGATCTTACTAATAAAGCAGGAATTCCTGTAAATAAAAGTAAGAGTAAATTCGCAACAGAGGCTAATCTTGTTGGAGAATTTGTGTCGAGGAATTTAAATTTCGGAAACGATGTTTCACGTATCTCGACTAGTCTATGTGCGGAGGTTGAAAAGAATATCTTCTATTTAACCAATCTGTTTATACACATTGAGGAACGAACCAAATCATTCGATTGGGACGGATTCATCAAAAGACTATCTCTGATTGAGAACTCTAATGGAAAATCTCTATATCCGACCCACATCTGGGAGGGATATTATAGATGTTTAGTAATCGATCGAATTGTCAGAAATGACAATCAGTTCGGTCCATTATTAAATGCACTGGAAAAGAATATAAGCTCATCGAAGGATGGAGCTGACTCAATCTTATCCCTTCGTGGAAGGTTGAAGAATCCAAAAAAGGATGTGGTATTCCGCATACATTTGAACCTTATCGATTGTGAGTATATGTACTCAAAAATTGATGAAGTAGATACCTCCGGTAAGAATTTTCTTCGAAAATTCCCCTTTGGTACTTATACAAAAGTATATAACGGATCCATTTTTAATATAGGTTTCATTAAGAACCTAGGATCATTTGAAGACTTATCTTTGCTGTATATTTACAGTAAGATTAAAGACCTCACAGAGCACAGATTGTTCAAGCTTTCGCTTGGACAAGGACTAGCTCAAAAATCACTCGAAGATATTCTTAACGCTACAACGATGTTGAGGGAAGAATTATCTGTTATCCACGATTCATGCTTTATGACGAAGAAGGACCGAAAGGCCGATCTTGCAATCAAAAGTAGAATGGATAGAAGTTACTTTATACAAAAAGCACTGCTTTCGTATACGGCATCTGGAGATTATTACGCCTTATTAGCTAATAGCCTACCTAACTTAGAGTTGATGTTTGAAATGGACCACAAAGATTTTTGTGATACATTGGCTCAGCTGGATGACTTGGATTACAGTGATGT